AACGGCAACTCTACTACTGCTCGTGCTTTGGGTGGTTTGCAAGCATGGTTGTCAACCAACTACTCTGGTGGCACTTCTGGTGTTGCTGGTTCAGGTGGTACAACTGCTCGTACAAACGGCACAAACCGCACTTTCACAGAAGCAATGTTGCAAACTGTTGTTAAGAATGTTTACACAGCAGGTGGCAATCCTAAAGTATTGATGGTTACTCCTGCTGGTAAGCAGACAGTTTCTAGCTTTGCTGGTATTGCTGCACAGCGTTATATGGCTCCTACCAATGCTCCTACAACTATCATTGGCGCAGCCGATGTGTATTTGTCTGACTTTGGTACTTTGTCTGTCGTGCCTAACCGCTTCATGAACAGCACTAACTCTGCTGATGATGTGGCTTTCGTGCTTGACCCCGACATGGCTGCTGTTGCTTACTTGCGTCCATTCCAGACCAACGAATTGGCTGTTACTGGCGACAATGAAAGCACACAGTTGTTGGCTGAGTTCACTTTGGAAGTTAAGAACGAAGCTGCACACGGCATTGTTGCTGACTTGTCATAATCACTAAGTGTTTTAAAAATGCCTCAGACTAATCCTCTGGGGCATTTTCTTTTCTAGCCAAACTGTTAGAATTAAGCTATGCAAAATCCTGTCAAATTTCGAGATACTGCCGTTCACAAAGATGGTGATGGTGGAATCATTATTGAGACTAAACAAGACATTTCAGCTATTCTTGAGCAGAATCAAAAGGAATATAACTCTTTTGATGAACGAGCAAGATGGTCTGACCATTTGTTTGGCAATAAGGTAGCCTCGATTCCAATGACTGTGATTGATGAATTGAATAAACAGGGCATCATGCGTGGCTTTGCTGTGCTTGATGAAAAGCGTTTTAAGGCTTGGTTAAACGAGCGTGATAACAGAGTTTTTAGAACTCGAACAGGAGTTGTATGAGTTTCTCTACTTACTCTGACTTACAGACTTCAATTGCCAACTATTTGGCTAGGTCTGACTTGACAAGCCAGATTCCAGATTTCATTACCTTTGCTGAGAATCGTCTCCGCAGAGAATTGCGTATTCGTCAGATGCTCAAGTCAGTAACGACTAGCACAGTATCTGGTGATTCAACTGTAGAAGTTCCTAGCGACTTCCTAGAGATTCGTGACTTTGTTGTGATGACTAATCCCATCACACCAATGAGTTACTCTAGCCCATCTACATTGTCTAATGACCCAAGAACTTCAGAAGTTGGCGTTCCTCGTTCTTACACAATCTTGGCTAATGAGTTTCAGTTAGCACCAAGTCCTGATGCTGTTTATACGCTGAAACTTCTTTACTATTCTGCGCCAGCATATTTGTCTAGCAGTAATACGACTAACACATTCTTGACTACTGCACCAGATGCGCTACTGTATGCGTCATTGATTGAGGCAGAGCCATACTTAATGAACGATGCTCGTGTCAATACATGGGGAACTATGTACGATAGAGCAATTGCATCACTCACCAAGTCTGATGAAAGCACTCAATACTCTGGTGTACCCCTGTCAATCAAATTAACATCAAGGTGAAATCATGGCTGAAATGTCAAACTACTTGGAAAATGCGCTGATTAACGGCACATTGCGAGCCACTACTTACACAGCACCAACAACTGTGTATGTTGCTCTTTATACAACTGACCCAACTGATGCAGACTCAGGAACAGAAGTTTCTGGAACTAACTATGCTCGTCAGTCTGTGACATTTGGCGCACCTAGCAATGGCGCATCTACAAACTCTGCTGCTGTTGAGTTTCCTCAAGCTGGTAGTTCATGGGGAACAATCACACACATTGGTTTGCGTGATGCGTCTTCAGCAGGTAACTTGCTGTATCACACTCCATTAGATGCGTCTAAGACTATTGCTTCTGGCGATGTGTTCCGTATTGCTACAAGCTCTTTGTCAGTAACATTGGCATAAGATGGCTACAGTCAATCTGACGCTTGAGCAACTTGACCAATTTGGGTCATTGGATAGCCTTGCGTTCAGTTTAGACTCATCTGAGTGGAACTCCACAAGCCAGAAGAATGTAACAGGGCCGTGGTCAATTGATGGGTTAGACGCATTTAATAATTTAGATGCGCTAACAGCAAGTCTTGACTCAACAGTCTGGAATACAGCTACTCTTTGGGATGGTGTAGGTTCAGTTACTGCAAATGCAAATGTAGTTGCTAGTGGCGTAAGGGTTGCTTTAGCGACTGCTTCAATTACAGCATCTGCATCTGTTACGGCTAATGCGTCAATTGCTTATTATGCGTCTGCTTCAATTACCTCAAATGCGAATGTAACCGCATCTGCTCAACGTGTTCAGTTTGCTAGTGCTGATGTACAGGGTACAGCTACTGTTACTGCTGATGGACAGAGAGTTGCACTTGGCGTAGCTACAATTACAGCTAATGCCGATGTAACTGCTATTGGCACAAAAGTAAATAACGCTGCTGCAAGCATTACTGGAAATGCCAATGTAACTGCATCTGGTGAACTTGTTATTGGTGCTAGTGCAAGCATTACAGCTAATGCGTTCTTAGAATCTAATGCACAACGAATTCAGTTAGGCAATGGTTCTATTAATGCTACAGCGACATTTACTGCTAATGGTGGATTGGTTGCTGAAGGCGTTGCTAGTGTTGCGGCTTCTGCAAATGTAACTGCTAGTGCTTCTGCTATTTATGCGGGTGTTGCACAGGTTAATGGTACAGCAAGCATTACTGCTGATGGGCATATCATTGGTGACAATTGGTCGCCAGTAACAGGTGACACAAACACTTGGACACCAGTTAGTGCAGATTCAAATATTTGGACAGTTGTTTCAAGTGATTCAAATACATGGACTCCAGTATCTGCTAATGACAATACATGGACTACACAGTCACAAGGAAGTAACACATGGCTACGACAAGGGTAACATTTGGCGAATGGATGCCTGACCAATCAGGTATTTCTGGCTCGCTTACAGATGCTAAAAATGTAGTATCTCAAGCTATTGGTTATGGCCCATTTCCTACGCCAGTATCTTTATCGAGTGCTGCTTCTGAGAACTTAACTTCTTTGTATGCTGCTAAAGCACCTGATGGAAATACAGTATTGTTTGCTGCTGGCGCATCTAAGATTTATACAGTTGGTGGAACTGGAACACTTACACAAGTAAATAGTGGTTTAACAACAGGCTTAAATGACCGAGTTAGGTTTACTCAGTTTGGTAAGAATGTCATTATTTGCAATAACGCTGACAAACTAAAGTCATGGGTACTTGGCACTTCTAGCACTTTTGCAGATGTTGCAGCTAATGCGCCTATTGCTAAATACATTACTGTAGTGCGTGATTTCGTAGTTGTGGCTAATACTTACGAATCATCTATTCAACAGCAATATCGTGTGCGCTGGTCTGCTATCAATGATGAAACAGACTGGACAGAAAACGTAAACACACAGTCTGACTATCAAGATATTCCTGATGGTGGTCAGATTATGGGAATCCGTGGTGGTGAATTTGGACTCGTTCTTCTTGAGCGTTCAATCCATCGCATGACCTATGTTGGAACACCTTTTATTTTCCAGTTTGACAATATCTCTCGTGGAAAAGGTTGCATGGTAGCTGGCTCAATTGCTCAGTATCAAGGCATCACATTCTTCTTATCTGACGATGGTTTCTATATGTGCGATGGTCAGCAAGTTATCTCAATTGGTGCTGAAAAGGTTGACCGATTCTTTCTGACAGACGCTAGTGAAACAGACTATAAAACCATGTCTGCTGCCATCGACCCTGTTCGTAAATTAGTAATTTGGAACTACAAATCTGTTGACGCTAATCGTAAATTGATGATTTATAACTTCCAAACGAAAAAGTGGACTTATGGCGATGCAGGAACAGACTATCTTGGTGAAGCATCATCTGGTGCTTTGACGCTTGAGGAATTAGATTCTGTATCTGCTTCTATTGATGCAATGACAACAAGTCTTGATTCTTTGCTATATATCGGTGGTAAGTATTTCTTAGGTGGAACTTACGGCACTAGGGTTTACTCTTATACAGGCTCTAATTTGACAGGAAGCATTGCTACTGGCGACATTGATATTGGTGCTAATTCCGTTGTTACTCTAGGCAGACCTATTGTTGACAATGGTTCTGGTTCATTGTCTATTGCTTCACGCACATTGCTAAACCAGTCCGTAACCTATGGAACATCGACTGCTGCTGACTCAGAGAACAGGGTTTCTTTGCGTAGTGCGGGTAGGTATCATAGACTGAAGTTAACTCCAACTGGTGCTGCTTGGAAGACTGCTGTAGCTGTAGATGTGGACATTACTCCGCAGGGAGTTCGCTGATGTTTAGAAGCCTACCTGCTTTTGGTGGTGACCAACGTGCCGTGGCAGAGGTTGTCCGTGGCATTATGGATGGCAAAACCAACAACACAGGCTCAATTACTCTGGCGACTGGTGGTGCTACATCTACCACTTTGACAGACCGAAGAATAGGCCCAGACAGCGTGATTGTTTTTGTTCCTGCTTCTAGTGCTGCAAATGCAGATTCGGCAAGAATTTATGCTAGTTCTCAAGGACAAGGAACTTGCACAGTAAATCATGTGACTAATATCGTTGCTAATAAAACGTATAGATATGCAATTATTGGTTGATTTTAATAATTTATGTATAATGGATTCCGTGGATGACCCGCTATGGAATCCGAAACTCTAGGAGTAAAACATGGCGACTACTACCACATCTCAAATTGACCCAACAATCCAACCATATTTAGGTTATGGATTGCAACAGGCACAGCGTCTGTATCAGTCTGGTGGCCCACAGTATTATGGTGGCCCTACATTTGTAAGCCCATCTACTGCTACTCAGACTGGTTTACAGGCTTTAGAGGCTCGTGCTTCTTTGGGTAACCCATTACTCCAATCTGCTCAGAATCAACTCCAGAACACAGTTTCTGGTGGTTTCTTAGGTGGCAATCCTTTCTTCCAAGGTGCGTTCCAACCTGCTGCACAAGCTGCTGAACAACAATTCAAGCAAACTATTGGTGACATTTCATCTAAGGCTAGTTTGGCAGGGCGTTATGGCTCTGGTGCTATGGGTCAGTTGCAAGACCGAGCCACAGGCGCATTTGGTCAACAGTTGGCGAATACTGCTGGACAGTTGGCTTACCAGAACTATGCTGATGAGCGAGCAAGACAACAACAAGCAACGATGGCTGCTCCTGCGATGACATCTGCTGATTATCAAGACATTCAGAATATGTTGCAAGCTGGTCAAATTCGTGAGGGTTATACAGGTCAGCAACAGCAAGCAGATATTGCTAAATTTAACTTCTTGCAAAATCAACCACAGCAGAACTTGCAAAATTATCTGTCATTGGTCTATGGTAGCCCATTGGGTCGAGTAGCAAGTCAAACAACTAGCGGTGCTGCTGACACATCTACATTGCAAAATGTTCTTGGTTTGGCTGCTGTAGGCGGTGGTTTGTACAAGAATCTAGGTGGTTCTACAGGTATTAGTAACTTGTGGAATAGTGGTGCTAACTGGTTAAGTGGTTCGCCTAACATGGGTACTATTGACGCTAGTTACCCTACTCTTGGCACTAACTACTGGGATTAAACATGGCTGGACTATTAGACATTTTTGGTACTAGCGGTGCAGACACAATGGGTCTGCTCGGTATGTCACCTACTGACATTGCTCGTAATCGTGATGATGCCCAAGCACAGGCCTTGTATGCACTAGCAGGACGTTTGTTCCAAGGCGGTAATACTGGTGCATCTATTGCTCAAGGCTTACAAGCTGGTCAGCAAGCATATAAAGGCGGTATGCAAGAAGCATTGCAGACACAACTGCAAAACACTCAATTGCAAGAATTGCTGAAGAAAAAGCAAGATGAGCAACTTGCTAAACAATTGTTTATGCGTGGCTATCAACCCGCTGTCGCTGGTGTTGAAGCAAGGCCAGTTGAGGAAGATGGACGCTACTTAGGAGAGACTCCTGCTGTAGCTGCTAAACCTGCTCGTTTTGATATTGGTAGCATTGCACCTGAATTGATTGCAATTGGTGATGTTGGTCAAGCTAAATTGAAAACTGCACTTGAGTTGCAAAAAGCAATGTCTGGTGAAACATTCAAACTTGGTGAGGGCGAAAAGCAATACCAGCGTGACCCATTGACAGGCGTAGTAACTGAAGTAGCTGCTGGCGCACCTAAAGAGAAGCCATTGCACTATCAAGATGTAGGTGATGCGATTGTTGCTTATGACTCAAAAGGCAAAGAAGTTTTCCGTCAGAAGAAGGGTCGTGCGCCAGAAGGTCCTGTTAACTTCCAGACAGTTGAAACTGACCAAGGTTTGATGGCTTTCAACCCTCGAACAATGCAAATGTCACCTATTTTGGGTGCTAATGGTGAGCCACTTACAAAAGGTACTAAGCCTACAGAAGCAGAAACAAACGCTGCTGGTTTTGCTAATCGAATGATTGCTGCAAACGAGATTACATCTAAACTTGCTACAGGCAATAAGCCTAAATTTGGTGAGGCAGCATTGAGCGTAATTCCTCTGATTGGCGATAAGATTCCAGAGGTTATTCCTAAAGGAATTGGTGGCCTTTCTGATGAGCGTAGGCAATATCTGCAAGCTGCTAATAACTTTATTCGTGCTAACTTGCGTAAAGAATCTGGTGCTGCTATTGGAGTTGATGAGTGGAAGCAAGAGTTTATTAACTACTTCCCACAGTACAACGATGATGACCAGACCATTAAGAATAAAGAGATGTTCCGCAACATCTTGACTCAGAACATGAAGGCTGCTGGTGGAAAGTCATTTAAAAAGATTACGCCAGAATCAGCTTCAATGACTGAGACGTATGATTTATCGCCTAGACTTAGCAATTCGTTGCGTGGAGGTCAATAATGGCATACGAGAATGTTGAGCGTGTACGTCAAAATCTTATCAAGATGATTGATAAGAAAGCACCAATTGAGCATATTGACAAGTATTTAAAAGAAGAAGGATTCACTCAAGAATCTTTTGCTAAAGCACTTGACCTTGTAAAACAGGCTGGTGGAAAAACTGCTGAATATGGTGCAGGTCGTTCGTTGGCTCAAGGCGCAACATTTGGCTTTGCTGATGAATTAGAGGCATTGGCAAAGTCATTGTCTGGTCAAGGAACTTATGAACAGAACTTGGCTGCACTTGAACTTGCTAAACAGCGATATGGTCAACAAAATCCTAAAACTGCATTGGCTACTGAACTTGCAGGTGGATTGCCATATGCTTTAGTTCCTTTCTTGGGTACTGCTAAATATGCTCAAATGGCTAAAGAAGCTGCACCATTGGTTCGTGCAGGAGTTACGGCTGGCGCATCTGCTGTCACAGGCGCACTTACTGGCGCACTTGGTGGTGCTGGTGGCGCAGGGGTTGGTGAGCGTATGGCTGGCGCACAAACTGGTGCAACCTTTGGTGGCCTAGTTGGTGGTGCTGCACCTGTTGTCAGCAAAGGCGTAGGCATGGCTGGTAGTAAGGTAGTTGACGTAACTAGCGGTATTCCAGTTGTTCAGCAAGTTGGTAAGGCTATTGGCGTAGCTACTGGTCAAACAGTAGATGCTGCTAATCGTGCTAAAGCTAAACTTCTTGAAGCGTTATATCGTGATAAGGTTAGCCCTGCTGACTTGGAAAAGATGATTGCAGCAGCAACTAAGCCTGTTGGCATTGTTGATATTGCTGGTGAGAATGTTAAATCACTTGCTGACGTTGTTCAAAAGTATCCAAGTGAAGCACGACAAGCTGCTAAATTGGCTTTGGAAGAACGAGCAACAGGCCAAGGTGAGCGTATTCAAAGCGACATTTCTAAGTACCTTGGTGGATTTACAGACCCATTTGAGTACACAACTGCAATTGCTCAAAGACAACAAAAAATAGCATCTCCTTTATATAAGGCTGCATATGATTTTGGTGAAGTAACAGACCCTAAAGTTCTTAAATTTTTGAAACTTCCACAGTTTGAAACTGCTGCTAAAAAGGCTCAAGAACTATTAGCCGCTGAAGGTCGTGCTGTTGATATGTCAATGCCAACAGTAGAAGTATTAGACCAAGTTAAACGAGGTCTTGATGTTTTAATCTTTAACGAAATTAAAGATGGTAAATTGTCTCAATTAGGTAAAATCTATAAAGACAAGAAAAATGAGTTTTTAGCTCAGTTAGATAAATCTGTTCCTGATTATGGGAAGGCTAGAGCAGCATATGCTGGTGAAGCTGAATTACTTGATGCTACTAAATTAGGAAAAGACTTCTATAAGCAGACTGCATCAGAAGCTAATCGCACATTTGCAGCATTGTCTCCATCTGAGCAAGAGGCTTATAAAGTTGGTGCATTGGATGCTGTTAAAGAGAAAATTCAGACTGCTAAAGATACTGCTGACATTCGTAAGCGTATTTTTGGTTCTCCAGCAGAGCGTAATCGTGTTTCTGCATTATTCCCAGACGATGCTACTTTTAAGCAGTTTGAAAAAGATATGATGACAGAATCCATGATGCGTAAGACTCAAGAGAAAATCTTGGGTAATTCTGCAACAGCAGAGCGTCAACTTGGTATGCAACAACTGGAGGCAGAGCCTAGCTTTATTGGTCAATTGATTGAGCAAGGCCCACTCAAGGGAACGCTTGGTTACTTGAAGGCACAAGGTCAAGGTGTTGCTGGTCAAACAGCAGAGGAACTTGGCCCAATGCTATTCAAACTAGGTGACCCAAGAGCAAACATTCAGACATTACAAGGTTTGAGTGCTTATGAAAAATACTTGCTTGATTTAGAGGCTAAAAAGGCTGCTGGATTGACAGGTGCATCTACAATGACTGGTCTGCTTAATACTGAAAAACCATATCGTGTAGATTTAACTGGAATGGCTAACCCCGATTGAGGACTAAATAATGGCAAAGACTAAAATCAGCGAGTGGAGTTCGACTCCAGCAAACAACACAGACATTGATGGCATTAACATTGCAGAGGGCTGTGCGCCATCTGGAATTAACGATGCTATTCGTGAGATGATGTCACAGGTTAAAGACTTGCAAGCAGGTCTATCTGGTGACACATTGGCTATTGCTGCTGGTGGTACTGGTGCAGCTACATTGGCTGGTGCAAGCATTGTCACTTATACAGGTACAGAGACTCTTACAAACAAGACTCTGACAACACCATCCCTGACAAACCCCACAGTTACCAACTATGTAGAGACTCCTTACTCTGCTAATAGTTCTACTGCCATCACATTGGCTTTGACTAACGGCACAGTACAGATTATTACCTTGACAGGCAACGCCACAATCACAATGCCTACAGCGACAAGTGGTAAGTCTTTCATTATGTACTTGAAGCAAGATGGTACAGGTTCACGCACAGTAACTTGGTCAACAGTTAAGTGGGCTGGTGGTACTGCACCTACGATTACATCTACTGCAAGCAGACAAGACATTCTCAGTTTCTTTGCTGATGGCACAAACTGGTATGGTGTCGTTGTTGGTCAGAACTACACACCATAAGGACTGATAAATGTTTGCAGCAAGTAAAACAGATTCAGCCTCTACTGGCGGCTATCAAATCTCACGCAGTTTGCGCTTTAACAGCGCAGATTCTGCTTATCTGAATCGTACCCCTGCGAGTGCTACAAACCAAAAAACTTGGACTTGGAGTGGTTGGGTTAAGCGTAGCGCATTACGAGCAAATTTATCTGACCCTGCTACTCTATTTAATGCTGGTGGAAATGGTTTCAATGCTCGGTTTTCTTATGCAAACCCTGACCAACTAGAGTTTTACAATTATTCGGGTGCGGCATTTCAGTTAAACCTTGCAACCACAGCAGTTTATAGAGATGTGTCTGCGTGGTATCACATTGTCTTTGCTTTAGATACAACGCAAGCAACCGATACAAACCGATTCAAAGTGTATGTAAATGGCACTCAAGTAACTGCATTTTCAACTGCGACATATCCAAGCCAAAATTCAGATATGTTAGTAAACGGCACAAGTGTTCATGCACTTGGTGTTTTAAATGGCATTGGTGGTTATTACTCTGGTTACATGACCGAGGTGAACTTCATCGATGGTCAAGCCCTAACCCCATCATCATTTGGTGAAACAAACGCAGACACAGGCGTATGGCAACCTAAAGCCTACTCAGGCTCATACGGCACTAACGGCTTCTATCTGAACTTCTCAGACAACAGCAATACAACAGCCGCTACATTGGGTAAAGACTACTCAGGTAACGGCAACAACTGGACACCTAATAACTTCAGCGTGACTGCGGGTGCGGGTAATGACTCTCTTGTTGATTCACCAACATCGTATGGAACTGATACTGGTGTGGGTGGGACTGTGCGGGGGAATTATTGCACATGGAATCCATTGGGTTCTGTTTTGGGTGCTGGCTCTGCAACAAATGGTAACTTAGATGTTGCTTGTGCAGATTCAACAACTGGTGCGGCTGGTTCTCGTGGAACTATGGCAACAACATCAGGCCAATGGTATTTTGAGGTCTTGGTTGTAAGTGGTGGTACTTACTCAATGATTGGTGTAAGTGATGCAAATAAAGTTATCACATCCGCTGGTTGGGGTTCTTTAAATGCTTGGTGCTATTACGGGAATACTGGCAGTAAATACGGAAATGGTACAGATTCTGCTTATGGTGCAACCTATACAAATGGCGACTTAATTGGCGTTGCGTATGATTCTGACGCAGGGACTTTGACGTTCTACAAAAATGGAACAAGTCAAGGTCAGGCATATACAGGACTTACAGGAAAAGCCTTGTCGCCTTTTGTTGGTACTGCATCAGGAACAATGACTTTTACATTGAACGCTGGTCAACGCCCATTTGCCTACACAGCCCCAAGTGGCTACAAAGCACTTTGCACACAGAACTTGCCCACCCCTACGATTGGGGCGACTACGGCTACGCAAGCGGGTAAGTATTTCAATACTGTTTTGTACACAGGTAATGCAGGGACTTTGGCGGTAACTGGTGTTGGCTTTCAACCTGATTTTGTTTGGGCTAAAGGTAGAAGTGTTGCGTATTCACACGGCTTGTTTGATGCTGTTCGTGGTGCGACATTAAAACTCACCTCAAACTCAACAAACGCAGAAGCAACAGAATCAGGGCTTACGGCATTTAATTCAGATGGCTTTACGCTTGGTAGCGATGTTGGATTAAATTCAAGTTCAGCAACATATGTATCTTGGAACTGGAAAGCCAACGGCTCTGGCTCAACCAACACATCAGGGTCAATCACTTCAACAGTAAGCGCAAACACTACGAGTGGTTTTAGTGTGGTGACGTTTACGACTCAAGCAAGTGGTACTGCAACTGTTGGGCATGGTCTGGGTGTTGCGCCCGCTTTTATTATCACCAAGTTAAGGGGTGCGGCAAACAACTGGAATTCCTATCATGTATCGCTTGGGAATTCTGCATCAATCAATTTAAACCAAACTGATGCGGTATTTACAGGTTCAACTAACTGGAATAACACTAGCCCAACTTCAAGTGTATTTTCACTCGGCTCAAATTGGGCTGGGTCATATACAGTTGTCGCCTACTGCTTTGCAGAAATATCAGGTTACAGCAAGTTTGGCTCTTACACAGGCAATGGTTCTACTGACGGGCCTTTTGTGTACACAGGATTTAGACCTGCTTTTGTCTTGTTTAAGCGAACTGACGCAACAAGTGATTGGTGGATGTACGATACTAAACGCTCACCTTCTAACGTAATTGATATTATCTTGTGGCCTAATTATTCGGATGCAGAGGGTACTGGCGCATCAATTGCCATAGACATTTTGTCCAACGGATTTAAACCAAGGTCTAACAACGGCACTTTCAACGGAAGTGGTGGCACATATATCTTTATGGCCTTTGCTTCTGCCCCTCTGAAATTCTCTCTTGCACGATAGGACTCAATATGTTTACTGGCTTAGATTTAATAAATCAAAAGTTTGGTCGTTTGACTGTTATCGGTCAAAGTATTCGTATTGCCAAAGCAAAAACATGGGAATGTTTATGTGAGTGCGGAAACAAAAAGTTTGTTAAAACTGGCAATTTGCGTAGTGGCGCAACACAATCTTGCGGATGCATTAAAAAAGAACGACTGCAACAAAATAACCCAAGAACAAAACATGGTTTGGCATTAACACCAACATATATTTCTTGGCAGTCTATGAAAACACGATGCACAAATCCTAACTACAAACACTATGACAACTATGGTGGTCGTGGAATTACTTTCCCAGAATCTTGGAAAGAGTTTGCAAACTTTCTAGCAGATATGGGTGAAAAGCCTGATGGCTACACTTTGGAAAGAATAGATAACGACAAAGGTTATAGTAAAGAAAATTGCAAGTGGGCAAGTAGAAAAGAACAAGCCGCCAACACTAGAACTGCAAAACGCATTACATATAACAACAAAACAATGTGTATGCTTGATTGGTCAAGGGAATTAAACATACCCTATATTCAAATCAAAAAAGGATACCACAAAGGTTTATCTGCCGAACAAATTTTAGGAGCATAAAATGTTTGCATTACTTGACGAAAACAACGCAGTCACCCAAGTTGGTGAACTATCAATTCTCTTTCCAAACACATCTAACCCTACTCACGCATTTGCTATTGAGCAAGGTGCTTTAGAAGTGGTTGAAGGTGAGCAAAAAGACCAACGCTTCTATTGGGTGACTTTTGACAAGTATGAAGTAACTGGCAATGTCGTTACTCGCATTTATGTCAATACGCCAAAGGCTTTGGAAGATGTGACTGAGACACCAGAAGGTCAGACTGAGCCAGTCACGACTAAGGGTCTGAAGTCACAATGGATTGCACAAATCAAGGCATCTGCTAACTCACAACTGGCATCGACTGACTGGATGGTAATTCGTAAGGCAGAGCGTGATGTAGCTATCCCTGCTGAAGTAGTTGCTGAACGAGCAGAAATCATTGCTGACTGCACAGCTAAAGAAGCAGCTATTACAGCTTGCACAACTATGGAAGCCTTTATTGCAGTAGTTGCACCTGTGACTACTATTGAGCCATGACCGAGCAAGTAACCCATGAGCAAATCTACGCTAGACTCGTTGCAGTTGAAGCCAAGGTAGATTCTATCGACAAGAACACAAAAGGGCTTGTAGAGGCTATAAACGCCTTGGAAGGTGCTTTTAAAGTGCTTGGGTGGGTTGCTTCTATTGCCAAACCATTGTTATGGGTTGGTGGGTTAATCATGGCTGCTGGTGCTATCTGGCAAACATGGATTAAAAAATGAGGGATTGGGCTGAAGCATTTATTGCAGCAGTCCTCCTTTGTGCAACTATCATTTGGTGTTTTTACACAATAATTTGGGCTATGTCGTGAGATGGCTATTACTAATTCCTTTTGTTCTGTTAGTAAATGCAAAATCTCCATGCACAGTTACAGACTTTTATGCAATTAGCTGGTTAGGTGACCCAACACTTAGACATATGCAATTGTCTAGATGGTTAACAACAAATGGAGATAACTGTAGTTCAGAGCAACTTGTCATAATTTGGAATAGATTAGCAGAGTGGGCTGGTGCTGCCGATTCTGCTGAACTAAGAGGTAAGATTCTTTACTTTTATGCCAGAGCAAGGGAAAGAGAAGATAAGAAATGATTGATAAAATCCGCTTGTTTCCTATGATTGATGCTTCTGGCTATCCAGATAAGACAGATGCCACTCAAAGACGCATTGAAAAGCACCAAGAAGAATATCGAGCAGTAGTCAAGGCTGCTAAAGCAGAACGCAAGATAGAAGACTTGTTGCTTGAGTTGTACAACAAAAGGGCTGAACAACAAAAGTTAAGACTTGAAATCTTTACAAATCGTAAGTTAGATTTTTATGTTTGAGGTTATATGGAACACAATCAAGATGTTGTCGGTAAATTGACTTATTCTGTAACCCTGATGGTAGCAGCTACTCTTTGCTTATCCGTTTTAGGAATGGTTGTTGCTTTCTTGCTTGGTTTATGGGCAAAGGAAGTTGATAACGCAGAGATTTTCTCAATGCTTCACCCTGCTTTTCAAACTATCATTGGTGGCTTTATTGGCCTCTTGGCTGGCGTGAAACTATCTCATGGTGACAGCCATCCTAAATGTAAACATTGTGGAGATTAACCATGTTTGAAATGCTATCTGGTGGTTTGCTAGGCTCTATCTTTGGTGGCGTATTTCGTCTAGCCCCTGAAGTCCTTAAATGGATGGATAAGAAGAACGAGCGTGAGCATGAACTTAATATGTTCAAGTTTCAATGTGACCTAGAGGCACAGCGTGGCGCACAAAAACTAGCTGAGATTGGCGCACAGCGTGAAGCCGCAGTAGATGTTGGTGTGATGGATGTGTTTAATAATGCCATTACACAGCAAGCAGAAATGGTTAAAGCTGCTGGTGGATGGGTAGCTAGTCTGTCTGCCTCTGTGCGCCCTGTGGTGACTTATTGGGTGCTATTTGTATGGTCATTTATTCATGTTTGGTTTGCTTGGAACGCATGGTTGGCTGGCGCACCAGCTACTGAAGTGTTTAAGACAATGATGACTCCAGACTTTTCTGCCTTGTTATCAGGAACAATCAATTACTGGTTTCTTGACCGCACTCTTTCTAAACGTGGTTTATGAACTTAGAGATAGCTGCATCGTTATGTAAGCAGTTTGAGGGTTTTAGGTCTAAGCCCTATCTCTGCCCTGCTGGTGTACCAACTATCGGCTATGGCTCGACTTACTATGCTGATGGGCGTAAGGTAACACTTCAAGACAGTCCTATTGGTGAGGCAGTTGCTAGTGCTTTGCTAATGCACGAACTAGAACATACTTATTTGCAAGGTGTTCTAAGAAACTGCCCTATTCTTTTGACAGACGAGCGTAAATGCAATGCCATTGTTGACTTTTGCTATAACTTAGGTGTTGGCAGACTTCAGACAAGCACTCTTAAAAGAAAGATAAATGCCCAAGATTGGGAAGGGGCAAAAGAGGAATTAATGAAATGGTCAAAAGCTGGTGGTAAGGTTCTATCTGGTCTGTTAAAACGCAGACAAGCAGAATGTAACTTTATGTGAGCCAATATGACACCAAACCAAGACGAAGCTGAACTATTTGCAAAAAGCATCAAGAAATGGCAAGAAATCTTGAGCCTTGGAGATTGGCGCATAGAAAAAGGCACTAAGCCAGCAAAACAGGCTATGGCATCTGTGGAGTTTAATCAGACTGCTAGACTGGCAACCTATCGACTTGGAGACTTTGGTGCTGAGAAAATCACACCTGAAAGTCTAAATAAGACAGCATTACACGAGTTGCTGCACATCTTTCTTTATGACTTGATGATGGTAGCCACAGACCCTAAGTCCTCAGACGAGGATATTGAGATGCAAGAGCATAGGGTTATCAATTTGCTAGAAAACTTGCTTACTAAGGATTCCAATGGGCGCACATAATGAATCTTGCTCTGATGTTGAGTTTATTAAACTATGGGGTGAACTTAAGTCAGCTTCTGCATTAGCAAAACATTTAGGAGTTCATACAAGAGCAGTTTTTTTGCGCAGAAGATGGATTGAAGAACACTACAAGATTACGCTAGGTTCTGCTGACCATCGTGGTGAAAAGTATAACAAGCGTCCTAAATCTCATTCGCCTTTAAAGCAAATAGAACTAGGCATAGAGGACGGAACAGTTTTAGTGTTCTCAGATGCTCACTTCATTCCTAATCAGCGTACAACAGCGTTTAAAGGGCTTCTGTGGGCTATTCAGGAGTTCAAGCCTAAAGCAGTCATCTGTAATGGTGATGCGTTTGATGGTGCATCTATATCTCGCTATGGTGCAACTGAATACCAAACTTCTGTTATCCAAGAGTTAAAGGCTTGTCAGGCTATGCTTGGTGAGATTGAGGAAGCAGCTAAAGCTGAAAGACACAATGTAAAGTTGATATTTACATATGGAAACCATGACGATAGATTCGCCTCTAGGCTTATCAACAATGCGCCTCAATTTAAAGATGTGCAAGGTTTTAAACTACCAAACCATATTCCAGATTGGGAATTCTGTTGGGCTTGTTGGCCTACAGACCAAGTGATTGTTAAGCACCGATACAAAGGTGGTATTCATGCAACTCATAACAATACAGTAAATGCTGGTGTATCAATCGTAACTGGACACTTACATTCTCTCAAAGTTACGCCATTTTCTGATTACAACGGAAACCGCTATGGTGTTGATACAGGCACGTTAGCAGAGCCAGATGGCCCACAGTTTACTTATGGTGAACTAAACCCTAGTAACCATCGTTCAGGCTTTGCTGTGCTGAACTTCTTTAATGGTAAGTTATTGTGGCCTGAACTTGTCCACAAGTTTGATGAAAATATGGTGGAGTTTCGTGGTGAAGTAATTGATGTAGGTGCATTTTGAGTTCTTGGCTCATTATTCTCACAGGGGCAATATATGCCTACATAGCTGGTGAGCAGCTATATAAAGAAAACCCACATATGGCGATAGTCTATGCAGGTTACGCCTTTAGCAACGTGGGCTTGTACTTACTTGCTAAGTAATGTCTTTCTGAAAGACTCCGTTAGGCAAAAGCGTACCCCTACGATTCTTAATCTGGTCGTATGCAACTTCCATACATTGTACGAGGTTTATGTCTTGAAGAACACAGTAATTAACAAGGCAGACCATGACATCACCAACAGCGTCAATAACAGCCTCCTTGTCATTTTTAATGGTCGCATCTGCTAGTTCTCCCATTTCTGATACAGCCTTTAATAGCTGAATTTCTGGTGTGCTATTAGGAATAATCTTACGAGCCTCTGCCCATTGAATTATTCGCATTTCAACATTTGCGTATGACATATCTATCCTTTCGAGTTTGCAAATTCGTACCACATGACATAAAAGTCTTTCAAGAAATCAAGACCCTCACCAATCTTTTTGCAATTACCAAATGTCGGAACTTGGAAAATATTACCGACAGTTGTGTACTGCGTATCTGTGTCACCAATAATGATAATCACAGTAAACTTAGGAACTTGAGCAAAAGCCCTTAACAGCAACTCTTGGCCCTTTGCCATTTTCTCATTTGGCTTTTTCCACTCACCAATTAAGAAGTGTCCTCTCCTCTCACATATCATGTCTATATTGCTAGGCAAGAAATGAGGATTGCTTTGTATCAACCTAGCGAAATCTCTGAAATCTGTATGACTAGCCAGAGAATTTCGCATTTGATTAGGCGGGCTACTCATGTTCGTCCGCTATTTCTAGCCACTTTCGCCCGAAACTCAGAACGGAACAGAATCGTCAAATTCTTCTTGCTTTACCTTTTTCTTAGGCTGCAATGAAGCATCTGCGTTCTTATTCTTGACAGACAAAGACATGAACTTAGCCCCATCTTTGCTTACCTTAATCCAAGCAGATAGCCAGTATTCTGTGCCATCTACATTGATGCTTCCTTTGTAATCAGGAAACTTTGCATCGTCTTTTCGGTCATTCTTAAAGAGTGAGCCTCTGTTAGTTGAATCGTATTCCATTTAAATTTCCTTTGCTTTCTTAATTGCACTTCTAACTTTGCTTGGCAGTAGTCCCCATAAAGCAACCTTTTGGTCAGCTTCTAAGTTCTCTGCTTCCATTTTCTCAAGTCCTTGTTTTCCATCAAGGGTCATGAGTTCGATTGCCAATTCACGCAAGTATTCCATTTCCTCTGGTGGAAGTGAATCTGCAATGCCTTGTGTTGGCGTAATGATTACCTTTTCTTCTTTAAGTGGTGCAGATGAATCCAGAGCGTCATGCTCAACGATTTCCATTGCTGTAACCCATAAATAGCGTCTAGTGTAAGTCTCAACAGCACCAAGGTTCTGGATTGGATGGCAACCCTTTAAATTAGCATCTGCCATTGGTGAAGTGATGATGATGTTAGTGCCATCTTCTACATCTGTAATTGTCAGACTTGCAATATCTGAATCGTAGGAAACTACACCACACAATCCAACTTCAAAAAATATTTCATTGATAGTTGGAATGAAGTCACCAAGTTCAAAATATTGATAACCTGCAAACTTATTGTGACCAGACTTCTTGAGTTGTTTGTCTTGCAACATCAGTCTTGCCCGCATTAACTTTAAATGTACCATTTCATTCTTCCTTTAAATATTCTTTAATCATTTCTTCTTTGTCTTCATCGTAAAGGTCTTCAAACTCTACGAAGTGGTTTTCTGAACAGCAAGAACCATATGTCTTACGTTCAGTACAGTAAGCACAATACAAACTATGTGATAAGTCCTTGATTGCGTCTTCTCTGGTCATTGAATTCTGCCAATCTGTTTAGCAACTAGCCACTTGTCACCAAGTTTAAGAACTGCTCTGACCCACTTGCGCTGGTTGTATTGGTTGACTTGTTGTGGCACTAGGTCATTGTTGTACAGTTGACGAGCCTTGCGTCTTAGTTGTTCTGTTTGCATTAGCCTCTCCATGCCAACATCACACCGATACCGCCAAAGATGATGATTGCTAACAACCACTCTGCAAGTTTTTCGAACTTTTCTTTCATTTGAAACTCCTTAAAAAGACCCTCACGTTTTGTTTGGGCTGATGCAAGTATAGCAAAGAATCAACGAAATGTTGAAAATATTTTCACAATGTGTTGAAATTTTACAAAATGTTGTTATGATGCAACTATGAACAAACTAACCGATAAAGAACTAATTGCCTTGCTTGGTGGGCCAACAGTTCTGTCTAAGCGATTAGGCTTCCCATCTAGCCAGCGAGTACATAACTGGATAACTAGAGGAATTCCTGCATCAATCAAATTGGCTTACCCAAAACTATTCCTGAACAAAAGGACTAAGAAGTGACAAAATTGTGTGCAGATTGCAATCAAGAAATTACTGGCAGAGAAAATAGTGCCAAGTTTTGTTGGCCTTGTTGTGCTTTAAGACCTAAAAAGAATGGTCAAGCACAAGCTGCAATTGCAGTTAATAAGGCCGTAAGAAATGGTATTCTTCCGCCTGTAGCTACGTTAATTTGTGTAGATTGTGGCAAACCTGCACAATGTTATGAACATAGAGACTATAACAAACCATTAGAAGTTGAGCCTACCTGCAAGGGTTGTAATATCCGCAGAGGGCCAGCTATTCCATTAACAAAAGAAACAATATGACACAAGAACTAGTAATCAAAGCCCTGCAAAATGGCCCATTGACTTCACACGAAGTTGCTAATCTAACTGGTATGCCACAAGCTACAGTCCTGTCAACAGCTAAGAAACTGCGTAGCCAAGGCAAGCTGACTACAAAGATTGTCAAAGTTGGACGCTATAACGTAGCAGAGTACACATTGCACGATGATTTGATTGAGAATAAGCCTGTACTGCCAGACGAAGAAACTCGTTGCAAGCTGAATCCTTTTGACCTGCGAAACGCTAAAGGCATCTTTACGAAATCTGAATATGCTGTGATGAAACAACAGGCAACTCGATTGTTTGGAAAAGATTTGTCAAAAGGTATTTCTAACCATCAAAGTATTTGATATAATGTTTTGAAACACGGCTAGGTACGAAGTCATGAGCGTACTGAAAAGAGAACACCCCCCTCCTGCCGATTGTTTCTTTTGTGGGGGTACTTGGGGCGTGTTATGCACTACTATCAATTTAATATTGGTGACTATCAAAGTCACACTTCTCATCTTTCTGAGATTGAGGATTTAGTCTACAGGCGTATGCTTGATTGGTACTATCTCCATGAGTGTCCTATTCCACTCGATGAAGCTGAAATATCCAGACAAATTAGGATGCGTTCGCATACCGAAAGCATTGCAATCGTATTGCGAGAGTATTTCGAACGCACAGAAGATGGATGGATTCATCATAGGGCTAATAAGGAAATAGCCAAGGCTGATGATAAATCTGTCAAGGCTAGTGCTTCTGCTAAAGCTAGATGGAGTAAGAAAGATGCGAACGCATTGCCAACGCTATCCGATAGCAATGCTACACATAACACATTACCCATTACACAAGACACAGAACACAAGACACAAAAGAAGATACTCGGCAAACGCCTCGCTAATGATTTTTCTTTTCCATTGGAATGGGAACAGTTTTGCAAAGAGACAAGACCAGAGCTTCACCCAACAAGAACTTTTGACCAGTTCAAGGACTACTGGATAGCCCAAGCAGGTCAGAAAGGTGTAAAGCTGGATTGGTTTGCTACATGGCGTAATTGGGTTAGAAGCACAAACGCACCTAAACAAAACCCTGCCGACATTGTGAGGCTCACAGTTCCATCCAAAAATGAGCCTGACCCTGCTTTGGAAAAGATTAAGGCAGATGAAAAAGTAACTCGGCCTCCAAGCCTTGCTGAACTTGCTCGAATGGCAGAGTTAAGGAGAAAAGCATGAAGGTCATCCCAATAAACAGTTTTGAGGTTGAGCCTTGGTTATTGGAAAAGCATTATGCCAAGCGGATGTGTCCAATATCTTATGCTTTTGGTCTTTATGTTGATGAACATTTAGTTGGTGTTGTGACATATGGAGTGCCAGCAAGCCCAAACCTTTGCATGGGCATTTGTGGAATTGACCACAAAGATAAAGTTTTAGAACTTAATCGTCTTTGTTTAAATGATGGCGTTAAAAATGGCGCATCTTTTTTGGTCAGCAAAAGTCTACAAATGTTGCCAAGACCAATGATTGTGGTGTCTTACGCTGATACAGCTATGGGCCATGTTGGGTACATTTACCAAGCAAGTAACTTTCTGTTTACTGGCACAACAAAAGAACGCACCGATATGGCTGGCGAAGATGGAAAACATAGTAGGCATAGTTTTGGTATTTCTGAAATCAGAATTAACAGAAGTGCCAAGCATCGATATGTTTATTTTGTTGGTAGCAAAGCTCAAAAAAAAAGTTTGCTTAAACAATTGAACTATGAAGTATTGCCATACCCCAAAGGCGATACACAACGCTATGACGCTGGAACAACTGTAAAAACTCAACAACTTTTATTTGTATGACCCACAAAGACGCAATGAGAATCTTGGATAAGGTGCGGGATGGTGTGCCTTATCCTGACAAAATAATACGAATGGCTTTGGAGCTTACTGGTGACTTACAGCCGTAGAAATATTCAAGGACCTAGCGACCGAGTTACTCTGGAAAAAGCAGAGGCTCGGGAGCTGTTTCGCAATTGGGAATGGTCTAAAAATCGTGAGCTAATCCGTGCCAGATTGGAGCGAGCAGAACGAATCTATGGCTCTGGTGCTAGAGACAGAATTCGTGCGTACATGGCACAAATGCGAGAAGGAACACTTGAATGAGATACGCAGCTAGAGTGGATGCAAATCAAGAGCAGATAGTTTCAGCATTACGAGCAGCAGGTGCTTATGTTTGGATTATTGGTCTGCCAGTTGACCTTTTGGTTGGCTACAAGGGTCACACATTTCTGGTGGAGATTAAAACAGACTCTAAAAAGCGTTTAACGAAGCTACAAGCCGACTTTTTCGAGAATTGGTCTGGAAGTACCTTGGCAAGAATTGATAGCCCAGAAGCGGCTCTACGAATGATTGGAGTTGTGAAATGAAAGCACCTTACCGAGCAATTGAGTACATCATTGAAAATTCATGCAAATATGCGGAAGCTAAAGCACAAAGAATCTACCTTGAGGAGTTCCGCAAAACAAAGAAGGCTCTGCTGATGAAAGATGCAATGGCTAGAGGGATAGATTCTGCTGTTGCTCAAGAGCGTGAAGCCTATGCTCACTACGAATATGCAGACCTACTCAAAGGTTTGATGGTTGCTATTGAGAAAGAAGAAACTTTGAAGTGGATGCTTGTTGCTGCCCAAATGAAAGCTGACATTTGGAGAAGTGAGCAAGCAAGTGAGCGTCTTGGCGTAAAAACAACAGAATAAAAATATTTGTAAAAATCAACAAAATGTTGATACAATGCACTTAGCCCAAGCAATTCGCAAGGGTACTTTTAAGGACTAAGAAATGAAATACGAATTTGACACAACTGCTGGTGAAGGCTCTGAGATTGTTACTGTTGTCATGGAATATGAGACAGATGAAGATGGTATCTGTGATGACAACATTATTGAGGTCTGGTTTGAAGGCCGTAATGTTATGGGTCTATTCTCTGATGCTCAGTTTAAAGAACTTGAGATTGAAGGCTCTATGCGGTTGCAGAAGCACATCAAAGATGAAGAAGACCATGCTTTAACTGTTGACTACGATATGAGAGAAATATGAACATCACTATCTACACAAAATCTGGCTGCCCTAATTGCGTGACAGCCAAGAATCTACTTGATACTTTAAAACTTGAGTACAAAGAGATTGACATTGAGACTGGTGATAGGTTTGCTAACTTTGTAGCGCACTATCCAGATGCTCGTCAGATGCCACAGATATTCATTGGTGACCAACGAGTAGGTGGTTTAGCTGGTCTGCAAGAAGCACTAAGACTGATGAGAAAAACTTGTCCTCCATGTAATAACAATTGCAATGAAGGAAGAAACTGTCCAGCGAGGAGATTATGAAAGACGAAGCATTACGCCTTGCATTGGAGGCGTTGGAAAGCAACCGCAGGACGCATCATTACTGCGAGGACACATGGTACTCATGCCCTAAGCATGAAGATGGATGCGCCAATGATTCTGAGGGTGACGAGTGCAACTGTGGGGCTGATAAAGCCAATGCTGGAATTGACAAAGCCATCACCGCCATTAAAGCCGCACTAGAAGCGAAGGATGAAACTGATCCAAAGCGTTTGAATAAATTGCCGCCAAACGATACATGTGAAGGAAATGAAGCGGCTCGAAACAAAGTGCGTGAATTTATGAGGAATCACTAATGACCAAAGACGAAGCATTACGCCTTGCATTGGAGGCGTTGGAAAACATAACTAGCGTTTCAATTTGTGAAGCAACACATCACGCAAAAAAAGACAGGCATCTTCTTTGTGAAGAGTGTCCGAATGAAGTGAGGCATTTAAAAGCCATCACCGCCATTAAAGCCGCACTAGAAGCGAAGGATGAGCCTGTGGCGTTAGCGTGGGCTGAAGGTTATCGAATGGGTATCTCTGACGAGCGTACTAGTGAAGCAAACATCGGTATCGCAGGGTTTAACGCAAAGGTAGAGCCAGCCCGCAAAAATCCGTATGCCACAACCCCACCACAACAAGAAGCAAAGGATGAGCCTTGGGAACAGCTTTATCCTGAGATGGGAAAACCTTACGCTTTTGAAGCATCAATGTATCCCAGAGTGATAATTGACCCTGTAACTGGAAATGTAAGCATTGGCACACCACAGCGCACATGGGTGGGGCTGACAAATCAAGAGTTAGCAGATTGTTGGGACACCATTCCAGAACGAGCAATGAGGCAAGTTGAAGCAAAACTCAAGGAGAAGAACACATGAGAGTCCGAATTAAAAAAGAGGCTTATGACGCTTGGAGTGTTGAGAGCAAAAGATGGTATCAACTTAGCTGGCAATATGAGAAATGTATGCTTGGCGACAATGCAGAAAAACGAGCATTGGAATACGCCAGAAACTTACTCAATCCAGTAATCATTGAACTTACAAAGGAACATCATGGGTAAAGGCTCAACACCAAGGAAGTTTTCAGTAAGCAACGAAGAATACACAAGCAGATGGGATGCCATCTTTGGAAAAGACAATGAGAAAAAAGACAAGACGCAAGCATTGGAATCTGATAGACGCAGTAAGTCATGCGATAGTGGGAGCAGCGATAACTCAGAGAGAGAAGTTGGACAAATTAAGACTTCTTGAGTATTCCGCACTTGACGCTATCACTAAGGGTAGTGGAACAGTACAAGACTGGCGTACTCTTGTCGATGTACTTAATTTAGCTGAGACCATGGCTCGTGGTGGTATTGGAGTAGAAGTTTTGCCAGTCTGCGAGAAAGCACAGGAAAGCCTACATAAAGCTGCTGTGCGCTATCAAGAGACTATGCGTATGGGTTTAGATGGAGAAGGCATAAAAGCCATAAGAGACTTGATTGAATATGCTGATTTACAGCAGTCCAGTATCTCAAGAAGTGAGTTTGAGAGATACATTCAGAAAACAAAAGACTACATTCGTTCACATGGAGATAAGGTGGTAGAGATTGAATAACAGTTTTACAAAGCGTGAAAGACTGCACTTAGCAAGGATTAAAGAGATGCCTTGTGGCGTATGTGGTCAGTCTGGGCCAAGTGATTGCCATCACATTAAGCAGCATCACCAGTATCTTTGTATTCCGCTTTGTAGAGACTGTCACCAAGGGCCACACAACGGAATTCATGGACAAGCAAGAATCTGGTCAGTTATGAAGCATGATGAAATGTCAGTTTTAAACGAAACACTTGCAAAATTACTTGGATAAAGCACAATGGTGCAAACTCAGTTGCCATTGAGTTCCTTAGAGGGATTGAGTTCCCTCTTTTTTTGTGCGAAAATGTAGCAAACTCCATGAGGACAACCATGTCTGGATTACTTGCGCCACAGGCTGCTATTACTATTGAAATTGCCCAACAAGAGAGCGAAGGCATGATTTCCGCAGAGGAAAATGCTAAAACTCGCACATTCCTGATTGAAAACTGGAATCTTGGCCCTGATAAAACTAATCAGCCAAACATGGATTACTGGCGCACCTTGTCTAAGGTATGGCGCATTGCTCCAGAACAAGCAAAGCGTAATCTGTGTGCTAACTGCGAGTATTTCAACGATAGCCCTGATATGCTGGCTAAGATGGAATCAATCCCTGAAGACCGATTCGATGCCGATGGTGGTGGTCGAGGCTGGTGTTCTAAGTGGGACTTTATTTGCCATCATTTGCGTACTTGCCGAGCATGGGAAAAAGGTTGCCAACCAGAGGCCGAAGAAGAAGGCTATGAAAATGGCGCAGATACGATGGAGGAAGAAAATGGGAACGACTAACCAAAAAATGATTACTCCTAAGATGGCTGAGAAAGCCAAAAAGGAAGCTGAGAAGAAAGCCAAGTCTAACGGCTGGCAAAGCATGGCTTATAAGTTCTCTAAGCCTAGCAAGAAATGATTAAACGAGGCACAGAACAGTTTTCTGGCTATAACCAGCCTAAGAGAACTCCTGACCACAAAACTAAGTCTCACGCTGTTTTAGCAAAGAGTGGAGATGAGGTTAAGCTAATTCGCTTTGGTCAACAAGGCGTAAAAGGCTCACCTGATGGCACGAAGCGTAACGAAGCGTTCAAGGCTCGTCACGCAGAGAATATTGCCAAGGGTAAGATGAGTGCTGCTTGGTGGGCGGATAAAGTTAAGTGGTAACATAACCAAATGGTGATATAATCTCTAAAACGGAGGTCATATGCCAAATGGAAATTTAAGTGATATTGTGATTTGCCCAAGTTGCAATGAGCCAAGGGCAGTTAGGCGTGATGTTATTGCTAGAGTCACAAAAGCTGAAAAGCCTTTAATTTGCAAACCTTGTCATAACAAAGCAAGATTTGATGATAAAGACCATCCTAGAAAAGGAACTGGTGTTAAAAACAACAAAGAATTGTTTTATACAAGGGTTAGTTTTTATCAAGCAAAAAAAAGATGCAAGATGGGTGTAAAACATCATCCATGTTATGAGAATGTAGAGTTCAAATTTCAGTCGTTACAGGAATTGGTAGATTGCATAGGAATTAGACCAAGAGGAATGACGCTAGACAGAATTGATACTCTTGGACACTATGAGCCAAATAATGTAAGATGGGCAACAGTTTTGCAACAGGCTCAAAATAGGATGCCTAGAAATTACTGGAAACAACTGGAGAATTTAAATGAGTAAACTTGCTCGTGACGACAATGGTCAACTGACACAAATTTATACACTTGGCACAACCCAAGTTATGACTGTTACTGCTTCTAGCGTTCAGTCTAGTGCTATTGATGCTGATTGCACAATCATTCGATTGGCGGTAGGTAGCACAGCACATTGTCATTTCCAGATTGGCTCAAACCCAACTGCTTCATTGACTACAAGTCCAATGGCCCCTGCAAATTCTATTCAATACCTAAAAGTAACTGGTGGCGATAAGGTTGCTGTTATCCGTGGTGCTACTGCTGTTGATATTTCAATTTCACAGGTGCTGTAATGAAAACTCCTAAGATGAACAAAGTTGGCAAGGCTAAAGTAGCTACTGTCATGCACGAATTTGGTAAGGGTGAACTTCACTCTGGCAAAGGTGGCAAGGTTGTTAAAAATCCTAAACAGGCAGTAGCCATTGCTATTAGCGAAGCTGCTCGTAAGATGGGCAGAATGAAATAATGCCAAGCCTACTCGATAGCGCATTAGGATGGATGCAAGACCCAAACCGAACTCAGCAATTGCAGGGTGTAGGTAGGGTTATCCAACAGGGTCTGCTTAACATTGAGCAGTCTGATAAGCGTTATCAAGACTTGTATGAAAAAGCATTTGCTGACCCTCGTAATCCTGCAAAAGTAACTGACAAACAAGCATTATCTCAATTGACAGAGATGACGCAGGGATTATTAGGTTTTGCTCCAGTAGGGATGCTTGCACCTAAAAAATTTGTTGGTAAAGCATTAGAAGGTTTACCAAGCAAAGTAGATGTTGGTGGTCGAATTGAAGAATTTGGTACAGACCAACGATTAGTTGATATTGCTAAAGATATAACTGAGAAAAAAGGCTTAGTTTATAGCCCTCAGTTAAAGTATGCAGAGGTTGACCCTGCTAGGGCAAAGCGATTAGCTGATGCCTATGACAAGATGGAAAACAATCCAAGCAATAAGGCTGTTAAAAAGTCTTATGATGCTATGATTGAAGAAACAATGGAGCAATACGAAACTCTTAGAAAAAAAGGCTATACATTTAGTTTTATGCCTGAGAGTGGTGATATTTATGGCAATCCAAGAAATGCAATTAACGATATTGTGCAAAATCAGCGATTGTCAGTTTTCCCAACTGAACAAGGATTCGGTGGCCCATCAGCAGCAGTAGCAAGCGAAGCAAATCCATTGCTAATGCGTATTGGTGAAAAATGGGATGGTAAAGAAGTAACTGCTAATGATGTATTTCGTGCTGTCCATGATGTTTTTGGTCATGCTAAACATGGTGTTGGATTTCGTGCGGGCGGTGAAGAAAATGCTTTCCAAGCTCATGCAAGGATGTATTCACCAGAGGCTTTACCCGCTGTAACTTCAGAAACTCGTGGTCAGAACTCATGGGTAAACTATGGCCCATTTGGTGAATTCAATAGAAAAGCCTCACCTGCTGAAACTGAATATGCAGAACAAAAGACTGGAATCATGCCAGCATGGACATACATTGAAGGTTTGCTTAAATGATAGAGCAGTTGTTTATTGCCATAACAGAATTAGTGGCAATATGGTTACTTCAAGACAAAAGAGAAAGTCACAGAAAGTTTGCACCGATATTTGGTTTGCTTGGGCAGCCATTTTGGTTCTACTCATCTTACATAGCAGACCAATGGGGCGCATTTATTCTTTGCTTCTTTTTTACAGCAGCATGGATTAAAGGTCTAAAAGACTATTGGTTTACAAAAAGAGAGCAAGCACTAACAAGTGAGCAATACCTTGAGTTAATTACCGATGCTGTCGAAAAAGTAGAAAAAGATAGTAAACTTGACCAGAAAGATTACATCAAGAGAGTTTTAAAAGAAGCCCTTGGTATTCGTTAATTAACCTTGACCAACCCTAGAGGAGTCAAACATGGCTGGAAGACCAATGAACAAGCTACATCAAGAGGATGTGCGCAAAAAAATTCAAGTAAGTCAATTACTAAATGTTTTGCAAAATCATGCACTTGGTAGAAGTGAAGAATTAAGTCCTACAAGGATGAAGGCAATTGAAATCTTATTGCGTAAATCCATGCCTGATATGGCATCTGTAACAATAAGTGGCAACTCAGACCAACCACTTCAGCACGTTGTTACATGGGCGAAGTAATCGAGATTCCTTATAAACCTAGAGAACAACAGCTTGCTATCCATGAACTTATGGACAGTAAGCGTTTTGGTGTTGTTGTTGCTCATAGGCGCATGGGTAAGACTGTCTCTGCGATTAACCATCTAATCAAGGACGCTATCCTCAACCAAAAGGAAGCCCCTAGATACGCCTATATAGCCCCTACATACGGACAAGCTAAGCGGGTGGCATGGGACTATCTTGTTAAGTATGCAGAGCCACTAGGAGGAAGTAGCAATATCTCTGAGTTGCGAGTTGACTTCTGGGGTAGGCGTATTCAACTATATGGCTCAGACAATCCAGAAGCCTTGCGTGGTCAGTATTTCGATGGGGTAATCCTAGACGAGATTGGTGACCAGAATCCTAAGATTTGGACAGATATTGTCAGACCTGCTCTAGCCGACAGAAAAGGCTGGTGTATGTTCATTGGTACACCAAAAGGTCATAACCACTTCAAAGAACTGCGAGACAGGGCAGAAACTGAGGATGGGTGGGGTTTGCTAGAGTTCAAAGCCTCTGAAACAGGGGTTGTGGATGAGGTAGAACTCAAGGCTGCTCGTAATGAGATGGGTGAGGATAAGTACAGACAAGAATTTGAATGTAGCTTTGACGCTGCTGTAGAAGGCTCTTACTATGGGCAAATCCTCAATGAATTAGAAGACAAGAAGCATATGCAGGAGATTCCCAGAGAGGAACTTAGCAGAACTTTTACTGCTTGGGACTTGGGTATGGGTGACTCGACTTCTATTTGGGTGGCTCAGTTGGTAGGCTCTGAAGTACGTCTGATTGACTATTACGAGAATCATGGCGTAGGACTAGACCACTATGTAAAGTGGATTCGAGATAACGACTATGAGAAAGCAGAGCATATTCTTCCACATGATGTACGAGTAAGAGAGTTAGGTTCTGGAAAGAGCCGACTTGAGATGCTTGAGGAAGCAGGACTAGAGATAAAGATAGCCCCAAGAATGGGTCTAGATGATGGTATTCAGGCAGTAAGGCGACTATTGCCAAGGTGCTGGTTCAATGTGCCTAAAGTCCAGATAGGACTGAACTGCCTAAGAAACTATCGCAGAGATTACGATGAGAAGCGTAAGATTTTCTATGAGCGTCCATTGCATGATTGGTCATCGCATGGCTCGGACTCATTCCGTTACTTAGCCCTTGGATTGGATGAAGGTAATTCAACATGGTCTAAGCCTATTAACCAAGCACCGAAATGGATTGTCTAATGTTTATGGAACGTCAAGGGGTAAATCTAGCCCCAATAGTAAAAGAACTTGAAAAGCGTATAGAAGTATTGGAAAATGTGGTAAAAGCATTACAATTGGACAAACCCCGAATGGGTCGCCCTCCAAAGGACAAAAATGGAACAGAACGACTTGAAATCAATCCTCCAAGCTGAGATTGATGATGCTATTGGCTACATAGAAACAGAAACTGTTGACCAGCGCAAACAGGCTTTACAGGCTTATTTGCGTCAGCCATATGGCAATGAGGTAGAGGGCAAGTCACAAATCGTTACAGGTGAAGTTGCAGAAGCCATTGATGGTGCGCTGCCTAGCCTAGTCCGTATCTTTACAGGCTCAGACCAAATCGTAGTTTTTGAGCCTCAAGGCCCACAGGATGAAGCGTCCGCTAAACAAGCGACAGACTACTGTAATTGGGTTTTCCATCGTGACAATGAAGGCGTAGCTATCCTCCATGATTGGTTTAAGGATGCCTTGCTACAAAAGAACGGCATCGTTAAGGCTTTCTGGGAAGATAAAGAAGACATTACAAAAGAGCGTTACTTTGACTTGTCTAATGACGAGTTGGCAATGCTGATGAGTGATGAGAGCATGGAAATTGTCGAGCAAGATACGACAGACTTTCCAATCTTTGACCCTAATGGACAGCCAGTCATTGACCAGATGGGTCAGCCAGTTATGGGTTCTACACACAATGTCGTAGTCCAGAAGAAAAAGAAATCAGGAAAAGTTCGCATTGAGAACGTGCCTCCAGAGGAATTCTTGATTAGCAAGAAGGCTCGCACTATTGCCGATTCTCCATTCGTTGCACATCGTCAGATGTTGACTCGTAGCACATTGATTGCTATGGGCTTTAACAAGGAACAGGTAGAAGGTTTGCAGATGGATGATGCTTTGGCATATACGCCAGAGCGAGTTGCTCGTTTCTCTGCTGGTGAGCAACCTTACCAAGTACAGACTGATGACCCATCGATGCAAGAGATTGAGGTCTTTGAGTGCTATATCAAAACTGATATAGATGGCAAAGGCATTGCTACTCTGACGCAGGTTTTCTACGCAAGTAACGAGATTCTGCAAGACGAAAAAGGCAAAGAGATGATTGAGGAAGTGGACTATGTTCCTTTCCACTCTATCTGCCCTATTCCAATCCCACACAAGTTCTTTGGTAACTCTCTTGCTGACCGAACAACAGACATTCAGTTAATTAAGACTACTATCACTCGTCAGATGTTGGATAACTTGTATCTGACAAATAATGCACGAGTGGTAGCAGTTGAAGGGCAGGTGAATCTTGACGACTTGCTTACATCTACTGCTGGTGGTGTTATTCGTGCTAAGTCTCCGAACGCTGTTCAACAACTTGTAGTTCAGAACGTAGCTGCACAGGCTTTCCCAATGTTGCAATACTTGGATAGTGTTCAGTCCAAGCGTACAGGCGTATCTGATGCTTCACAGGGCTTAGACCCATCTATATTGCAGAATGTGACAGCAGCAGCCGTAGCCTCGATGCAACAAGCTGGCGCAGGTAAGATTGAATTGATGGCTCGCATCTTTGCTGAGACTGGTGTTAAGTCTCTGTTCAAGGGCATCTTGCATCTGTTGTGCAAGTATCAAGACAAGCCTCGTTTGGTGCGTATGCGTGGAGAATTTGTAGAGTTTGACCCTCGTACATGGGCTAACCAATACGATGTTGCTATTAACGTAGGCTTGGGTGCTGGTAATCGTCAAGAGCAGATGGCTATGCTGTCTATGATTGTTGCCAAGCAAGAGCAGTTGATTGGTCAGTATGGCCCTGCTAATCCATATGTTTCACCTGCTCAATATCGCAACACATTGGGACGCATGGTTGAGACTGCTGGCTTCAAGGATTCTGCTGAGTTCTACAAGGCGATTACACCAGAGCAAGACCAAGCAATGAGTAATCCTCCTCCACAACAGCAACAGATGCCTCCAGAAGTTCAGGCATTGATGGCTAAGACACAAGCTGAGATTCAAGCTAACCAAGCCAAGGCTCAAGCTGATATGCAATTGCAACAACAGCAGATGCAGATTGACTCACAGATGGCTCAACAGAAAGCTGGTCTTGAAATGCAATTGTTGCGTGAGAAAGAGGCTGCTAAGTTGCAATTAGAGCGTGAGAAACAACAAGCGTATTTTGCTATGAAGCAACAAGAGTTTGAAGCTGAAGCACAGTTGAAAGCAATGAAAATCGGTGCTGGCATTACATCTAACGTAGAGATTAAGGGCTAATCATGGCTGCAACTAATGAAGAAATCTTGGGTTGGTTGCAAGCCAATCCCAATGTATCTGATGCGGAAATTGCAAAGGCGATGAAAGTTGCTGGTGTAAGCCCTGCACAATTGGCTAAAGTAGTTGGAGTGTCAGAGGGTGAAGTTGCTGCTCGTGTAGCTGCGACATTGCCTCCTAATCAAGCTGTTTTGTTGGGTGATACTTATGTTCAAGCAGTTAATCAAACGATAGGCTCTGGACAAGACCAGCAAGCTGGTGGATTGCAAAATGTAATTACATACAAAGCAGATGAAAACAAAGTTGGTGGTGGCTATAACCAATATACGCCAACAGGAGAATTAGAACGTAAAGGAACTCAGCAAGAAGTTAATGCGACAAAAGACCTGATGGACTTTGCTTTAACGGCTGGTACATTGTTTGGTCTTCCATCTGGCATTGGTAATGCGCTTGGATTAACTGGCGCAGCAGGTCAAGCCGTAGGTCAAGGATTGCTTACTACTGGAACTAAACTAGGTGGTGGTGAAAATCTTGGTGATGCACTCAAAGCTGGCTTAATTGGTGGAGGTCTTGTTTATGGTGGCTCACAATTGGGCGACTTGATTAACAAATCAACTTATGATTCGATTGCTGCTGCCGATACTGCTGGTGGGTTAACTCCTAAGTTTGGTACAACTTACGATGAGTTCATGGTTAACTTGATGGAAAGCCCAGAGGCTCAACAAGCACTACAAGATATTATCAATGGTAAGACTTCTATCCCCAATATAGATGTTTCTACTCCAGATGTTACAGATAATGTTCAAATCACAGGTGCTAGACCTACGAGTGTAAATATTGGTGATGTGTTTGCAACGACACCAACTCTTACAGTAACTGGTAAAGCAACAACACCAACTACTCAGCAAGACGTAATCAATGCAATTGCTACAACTCCAGAAGTAAAAATTACTGGAGACAGACCAAAAACTACAACTATTGGCGACACTTTGGCGGCAATTACAACATTGCCCTCAACAACTCCAACTGTAACAACAACAACTACTACGCCAACAACAAAAGACACAACACTAACAACATCTGACATTATTAAGTTGATAGGTATTGTTCCTGCATTGGCTGCTGTAAATAAAGCAGTTACGCCATCTGCTCCAACAACTCCAAGTTATCCAGTAGTGGATGTGCCAAGTGATTGGGCTAATCCTCCTGCGCCTAGTGTTGCTCCATACAAGGCTTTGACACCGCTTAATTTTGGCAATCGTAATTTGTTGATTGGCACACAATGGGAAAAGTTCCTTGACCCTAACTATGGGAAAGTTCCTGAGCCTGTGCAATACTCACAGCCATCAAGCCTGAGTTACAACGATTTAATGGGTATTTTGGGTAGTAAACAAGGTATGCCGTCTGCTAGCAGTTTGAGCATTAACGATATTATTTCTGGAATACAAAACCAATATGGACAAGCACCTGCTCGCACAATGGGCTAAAAACTTACTCAATGATGACTTTTTCAAAGAAGTCATAGATAATTTGAAAAAAGAGCAGATTAGTGTAATAATTAACACAAGTGCAGAAGAATCTGATAGGCGTGAGAACGCTTATAGACATATTAAGTCTATTGAATTGATTACAGGACACCTAGAAGGCTTGGCCTCGGAAACTGTAATTAAAGAGAAGAAATGGAAGATTCTGTAAGGGAAACCTTACCCTCCGTCCAGAAGGATTCTGGTGATTATTGAGATGACAAATGGAAAACACCAACCCACAAGGGAGTGAAAGCCTAGATGTAAACCAAGCCGCTTCAGCGTTTATGGGGCTAATGGGTGATTCTAACGAAGCCGAACAAGGCCAATCTGAAGAACAGCCAGAGGAACTACAAGCGTCTGATGAAGCTGATGCCGAGTATTCTGAGGAAGAAGAAATCGAGCAACCAAAGCCTAGATATAAAGTTAAAGCTGCTGGTGAGGAGATTGAAGTTGATGAAGAAGAACTCATTAAAGGTTATCAGCAAGGTGTAGATTACACTAAAAAGTCTCAGGCTTTAGCTGAACAACGTAAGGCTGTTGAAGCCGAGCGTATTCATTTAGAGCAAGTGAAACATGAGCGACAGGCATATGCCCAGAAGTTGCAAGCGTTGGATAGCTTCCTTACGCAGCAAAATCAGGGTGTGGACTTAGATGTTCTAAAGGAAACAGACCCTATCGGTTATGCGGTAGCGGTAGCTGAACAGAATCAGCGTGAGAAGCAGTTAGCAGTAGTTAGGCAAGAACAGCAACGCATTGCACAACAGCAACAAGCCGAGCAACAAGCCTCTTTGCAAAACCATCTCCGTCAAGAATCTGAGAAGCTAGTTAGTCTAATTCCTGAGTTGGCTACGCCACAGGGTGATGCGATTCGGAAACAAATCCGTGATTATGCGAAATCTGTTGGCTGGACTGACCAAGAACTCAGTTCCGTATATGACTCTCGTGCTGTGGTGAGTTTGTATAAAGCAATGAAGTATGAGCAACTTCAAAAGAGTAAGCCAGAAGTAACCAAGAAACTTCAAGCTGCTCCTAAGATGATGCGTTCTGGAACTTCTGCGCCTCCTACAAAGTCATCGCAAGATAAACAGGTAATGCAAAAATTGCGTGAAACTGGAAAAGTTACTGACGCAGCCAAAGCATTTGAACGATTCTTTTAATTTTGGAGTTTTAAAATGGCTACATATCAAACCTATACCGCTATTGGTCAGCGTGAAGACCTGTCTGACGTTATCTATAACATAAGCCCTACAGACACACCTTTCATGTCTTCAGTTGGCAAGACAAAGGCTACTGCTGTTTATCACGAGTGGCAGACCGACAGCTTGGCTGCTGCTGCTCTGAACGTGACAGTTGAGGGTGCTACTGCATCTGACGCTACTATGTCTCCTACTTCTCGTGTTGGCAATCGTTGCCAGATTTCACAGAAGACAATCAAGATTTCCAACACCTTGAACGCTGTTGACAAAGCTGGTCGTCGTTCTGAGAAGGCTTACCAATTGGCTAAGGCTTCTGCTGAAATCAAGCGTGACATGGAACTGACTTGCTTGAGCAACCAAGTTGCAACCAATGGTAACTCCTCTACTGCTCGTGCTTTGGGTGGTTTGCAAGCATGGTTGTCAACCAACTACTCTGGTGGCACTTCTGGTGTTGCTGGTTCAGGTGGTACAACTGCTCGTACAAACGGCACAAACCGCACTTTCACAG